GAGACCCAGATGACCGAACTGGCAAACGCCATCAAGCTTGAAGTCTCATACCAGCGTGAATGCGCCCGTGAGCGGTACCTGTGGCTTCGCCGCACGAGCGTAAAGCCGCTAACCCTCCCAACTCGCGACTCCTTCGCATTTTACTGGACCCCATGAGCCCGGCTCTGCTTCGCGAGGCTGGCGAGGCTCTTTATGGGCCTCGCTGGCAGTCGGACATAGCCCGCGACCTCGAGGTGGCAGATCGCACCGTCAGGCGCTGGATTGCCGGCCATACGCCTATCCCTGATGGCCTCTGGCACGAAGTAAAGCAGCTATTAAAACAGCGCGGCTTTGCCTTGGCAGCCGTGCGGAGGAAGTTTCCCAAATGACTGTCCGCAAACTCCTGGAAGAGGCGCTGGCACGATGAGATGCCTGATTGTCGGCGGCCATCATGACGGGGAATGGGTCGATGATGTTCAGGGCGAATTTATGCAGAAGCCTGTTCGTACGATGGCCTGTGTCACATTTCCCTTTGATCCGAACGTGCCGGAAATCAGTCCTATAAAGATTGCCACTTACAAGCGCCGGATATGGCGATCTGGAGAAACGCAGAGATGGACCATATGGGCGCCGCCCGAGATGAGAGACATCGATGTGATGAACAGATTACTGGAGGGATACCGCCGCCACACCATCACGGAGGACACACCATGACCGACCTTGACCTGATCTCCGACAAGCCCGAGCCGCTGACCGCCACTGAATGGTTTTTCGTCAGCGTGGCCATTGGATTCGTCCTTGGTGCCCTGCTGCTGTCGACCTTCCATGGCTGAATACATCCTCATCCTCGTGATCTACTCCGGCGGCCCTGCGATCACATCGATCCTGTTTCCGTCAAAGGCAGCCTGCGAGATCGCCATGAAAGCGACGGCCGGACTCGTCAACAACACATCGCGCGCCTATTCCATCTGCGTGCCAAGGGGGACACCATGAGAATCATTCTGCTCGCAGCTTTACTGCTCATCACAGCCTGCGCCGATCCAAACACCATGACGCCAGAGGATCGCGCCGACCGCACATGGGCCATCCGCAACGCTTCGATCGGCCTCCAGAACATGGGCTCCCAGATCTACGCCCAGAGCCAGCCACGCCAGCCGACATGGACAAACTGCTTCCGCACCATGGCCGGCTACCAGTGCTCGAGTTACTGAGATGACCAAGGAGTGGTGGCAGCATAAATGGCGCCGGTTCCTTGATTGGCCTGACGGCGACACCTGGCAGACGCTGTGGGTGGATGAGCCCAGGCCGTGGCCTCGCGTCTATGGGCATTCATGGCCCGACAAAGGATGCACCTGCACGTCCTGCGCAGCCAAACTGGCGCATCTGTCCGGCAACGGATCCGCCTTCCCGCCGAATGGCATTTATTACGACAATCCGCGCAATGGATTTGAGCGACTTGCACGCTCCAGCTTCAGAAAAAGTGCGAGGGGTCGATGATCTCAGAGCAAGCATGGCCGGAGTTCAGCATGACGATGGTTCCTGACTACGCCAGGAATACCATTCGCTCAGCTACTTCCGAGGAGATCGAGGCGGAACGCCAAGCCAACATGCGCCGGATTGCGCGTGACAAGGGAAGTTCGGTCCCCGGCATTGTCGAGGATCCCGAGCCATGATCCCAGAGCAGGCGGAATTACTGACATGGGTCAATCGCGGGGACAGGGTGGCGCTATCCCTGTCTGAACTGGGCACGCCCTACGGCAAGCGGTTCGGGCATCGCCGCGGTGTGGTGACGGGGGTGGATGGCCAATGGTGCAACGTTCGCTGGGATGGCGTGAAGCAAACCGCCATGTATTTCTGCACAGACGTGATGCTGGAAAGTGACATCCGGCCCGCCGCCGCCGCTGAAATCCAACGCGGGCCAATCATCACATGATCTCAGAACACGCCCGCCTCGAGATGTGGCTATCCTACCTAGCGCAGCGACGGGATGCGCAAGCCACCGCTGCCCATAAGCTCGCCGACAAACCAGATCAGCAGCAGCACAACGATGATGGCAAAGATAAACTGGATCGCGCGTTCAGGTATGGTGATGCCGACAATGCCGAATCCTAAACGCTAGCACATCCCGCACGTTCCATGTACGATTTCCCCGCAGCGCGACGCTCTATGAGGGGGTGTCGTTGATCCTAAAGGCGGCGCCGGTCCCCACACAACGCACGTCCCAAGCCTGCGCCGCCTCCTTTTCCATTGCACCCCAAGATTGAAGTAGCTTAAAGTGACCGACGTTCGCAGCGGCCTTCGGGCGACTAGCGCAAGGTTTGGACCTTGGTCATGCGCATCCCCGTGGTTGATGACCTGACCACGGGCGCTGCGGATTTAGGGGAGAAACGCTTGGCTGATCGTGGTCGCCCTTCCATTTATACCGAAGAACTCGCCTCACGTATTTGTGAGCGACTCGCCGCGGGCGAAACACTCCGCTCAATCTGCCGTGACGATACGATGCCGGACAGAACTACAATCCGGCGATGGAAAAATAGCGACGAATCATTTCGCATCCAATACGTACGCGCGAGAGAAGATGGATTCGAGGATTGGTCCGAAGAACTAGTTGAAATCATTGACGTTGGCAGCGGCGACCCCGCTCGTGACAGGCTCCGCTTTGATGGCCGCCGTTGGCTGATGTCGAAGGCATTGCCGAAGATCTACGGCGATCGCCAGGTCCACGAGGTCGAGCTTGGCGCCAACGCCCAGTTGCTCGCCCTGATAGACGGCCGCCTTGGCAAGGCCAAAGGCACATGAGCAGCCCCGTTACGCTAATGGCTCAAGTGTCGACCCTGACCGGCCTTAAGCGCCGTTATAGGACGAATTGGGGCGTAGTTGACCCAGACCCGTTTACCAACAAGCTCTTGGATGCGCTGGAGGCGAACATGCCGCGCCGCCGGACCAAGACCTACAACACGCTATACAAGGCCATTGAACGGGTCATCTTCGAGGAAATGGAAGCGCGGAGCATTGCTGCACTGAAGGCCCGTCAATGATCGCCGCAGCCCGCAATGTCGTTCAGGAACTGCACGACGCGGTGATGTCATTCGAGCACGACCCGCTCGGCTTCGTCACGCGCCTCGCATTCCCATGGGGTGAAGCCGGCACCGCATTGGCCAACGACGAAGGCCCCGAGCCGTGGCAGCGCGATCTTCTCGACCGCATAGGCAGGGGCCTGATCTCTGCTGACGGCGCTGTACGCGAAGCTGTGGCCTCCGGGCACGGCATCGGCAAGTCCGCTCTGGTGGCGTGGATCATCCTGTGGGCGCTGTCGACCAAGCCCGACACCCGCGGCGTGGTCACAGCCAACACTGAAGCCCAACTTCGCACCAAGACATGGCCCGAACTGACCAAGTGGCACGGCCTGATGATCAACAAGGGCTGGTTTGCCGTCACCGCCACGTCCATCTACAGCGTCCTGCAGGGCCACGACCGGACATGGCGGGTGGATGCCATCACCTGGAGCGAGAACAACACAGAAGCCATTGCCGGCCTGCACAACAAGGGCAAGCGGGCTTTCACGATCTTCGACGAAGCCTCGGCCATCCCTGACACCATCTGGGAGACGATCGAGGGCGCGCTGACAGATCCCGGCACCGAGCTATTCTGGTGTGTCTTCGGCAACCCTACCCAGAACACCGGCCGGTTCCGCGAGTGCTTTGCCGGTGGCCGCTTTGCCCACCGCTGGCACCACAACCAGATCGACAGCCGCACCGTCAGCTTCACCACGAACAAAGCCCAGATCGATGAATGGATTGCCGACTATGGCGAAGACTCAGACTTTGTACGAGTGCGAGTCCGTGGAGTGTTTCCCCGCGCTGGTGACCTCCAATTCATCGACTCTGAACGGGTCGAGGACGCAATCAAGCGTGAGCTTTTCACCGACGAAAGTGCGCCTCTTGTCATGGGGGTCGACATTGCCCGTAGTCTGGCGGGCGATCAGTCTGTCTTCAGGTTCCGCAAAGGGCTGGACGCCCGCTCGATCGCCCCCGTAAAGCTCCGCATTGCCGACCTGATGCAGGTAGCGGCTCGAGTTGCCGAGGCCATCGAGAACCACAAGCCCGACGCCGTGTTCGTGGATGCCACGGGCCTGGGCTCCGGCGTCTACGATCGCCTGCGCCAACTGGGCTACGAGCAGGTCCAGGCCGTGAACTTTGGCGAGCGCATCGAGCAGCAGCAGGGCGGCGGCATCGCCTACGCCAACATGCGCGCCAAGATGTGGGGCCATGCCAAGGACTGGTGTAAGCAGGGCTGCTTGCCGGCCGACAATGACCTCCGGGCGGACCTGACCGGGGTGAACTACGGCTACGACGTGCACAACGCGATTTTGCTCGAGAAGAAGGACGATATGAAGAAGCGCGGGCTTGCCTCGCCGGACGATGGCGATGCGTTCGTGCTGACGTTTGCCTATCCGGTGGCGCGCCGGAACGTGGACGACAACAGGCGCATAGCGGCGCGTCTGGATGCGCTGCGCAAGAGGGTGGTCTGATGCGCAGTGTTACGGCGGGCGACCTTGGCCTGAATGCCTACGACGCTATTTGGCTGGAGCGGCCGAGCGACCATCACCGCTGGCTGGATTTCCTGCGGTCGTGGCCGCCATCCGATGTGCCCTACTCGTTCTGGCTCGGCGAGGTGGTGTGATGCGGCTTGAAGACATCCAGGCAGATATTGCCGTGCGCACCGAATCGCTCCCGTTTGGAGTGCATCAATTCTATGCGGTCTTTGTGCCGGACTGCGGCTGGATGGAAACGGACACGGCTCAGGAGTGGGACGGGCACGGTGGCCCAAAGACCAAGCTGAACGTCTTTAAGTATGAGGACCGCGCCTTTGATTTCCCACAGCATGCAGATGCCCATGTCGGGGTCTATCACAAGCATTTGGCTGCGAAGCGTCGGCAGGTCATCCGAAAACGGGCTGAAAAGCAAGACGCAGAACTCAGCGAGTTTCGTCGGTGGAAGCGGTCACGCAAGAGGGCGGTCTGATGGCGCATTGGCTGGCTAAGAACCTCCGCGACCTGGCGACGGAGTTTGAATCTGACCGAAATTACATATACCCCGAGGCGCGGGAGGCATTCCGCAAGCGCCTGGCAGATACCATGCGCTGGTCTGCCGATTCCTTGGATGAGTTTGTAAAGACGCACCAGAAAGGGGTCAATCTGGCGAAAGCGGTTGATGAACTGGAAGCGCTGGGCCTGGACAATCGAATTATAAACGTCCTCCGCAATGATCGGCTGGTCACTGTCGTTCAACTGGCGCGGGTGACGGATGACGACCTTATGCGCACGCCGGGCTTCGGGCGCCTCGCCCTCAAGAGGCTCAGGGCCAAGGTGCCCTACACACCGGAGGGTAAGCCGCGCGTGCGTGTTCAGGCCGAGGTGAGGCACTGATGGCCCGCTGGAACTACGAGCGCTGCTGCTGGCTGGATAACGACGGCACGCCGCTGGTCGACTACGAGCCGGCCGCGCAAGATTATGCCAAGTGCTCACGGGCCGAAGTTTCCGAAAGTTGCGTGGAAGCTGTTAAGGTAGATACCGAGGTGGTGGCGCAATGAAGGTAGACCTGCCCGAGCGGGCGATGACCAGCGCTGAACTGCGGAAGGCCATCCTCGCCCCGTTCAAGCCCAGGTGGGGCAAGCCGGGCCGGCCCAAGGTTGGGCCTCGGCCCAAGGCGGAGCGGCTGCCCATGCGGCCCCATCACAAGGGAAAGCGCAATGGCTGACTGGGATTATTACCAGCGCCTGCAGACGGAGCTCACGAGGCCGTGGGTATCCGGGATTCCAGCCAACCTGCGCAATCAGGACCGGCTTCTGCCTGATCAGCCTGTCATGCGCCACCTGTATCAGGGCGCTGATTACTACGCGGACTTGGCCGAGGTCGTGAACAGCGTCCTGCCCATCTTCTCGGTTCACGACAAGTTCGACATTCGGCTGAAGCCCGGCATGACCTATGAGACGCTGGGCTCCGACTTGGCGACGCTGCATTTCCTGCAGTTGCTGGTGCGCCTGACGGGGGCCAGGGACGTGCTCGAGGTGGGCACCTATGTCGGCGTGTCTGCCATGTTCCTTGCCGAAGCGGTGGGCGAAGGCGGGCATGTCGTGACGGTCGAGGTTGGCGAGGAATTTTACACCCTTGCCAGAGATAACATTGCGCGCAACGGCCTTGCTCATCGCATCCTGGTCGTTGGAGGGGACATCCTCGAGATTGCGACGGGGGAGGCAGACTACGACCTGATATTCCTCGATGGCGGCAAGGCCGACTACGACAAGATCCTGCCGGCCATGCTCGACATGCTGCGCCCCGGCGGCCTCCTGGTGGTCGATGACGTGTTCTGCAATGGCGACACGCTTAACGACATGCCGACGACGGCCAAGGGCGGCGGCGTGGGCGCGATGCTGAAGCGCGCCGCGCGCCGGGGCCTCAAAGAGTATTCGCCCGTCATTTTGCCATGCGGCAACGGATTGCTGCTAATGTGCAAGCCGAAGTTGAGGACCGCATGATGCATGATCGCCCGCTCTCCGTAGACGATAGCCGCGGCGGTTTGTGCCCCATGCCGGATAGTGTTTGCGGCCCCGGTCCCTGCAAATGCCGAAGCATGATGGACTTCAGGGTTGGTCAATACTACGGCCCCCATAATCAGAGAGAGACTTGGCTCAAGCGGATGGATGCGGCGCACGGAGAAGCCGCCGTGAACGCTGCCCTGCGCAAGGGGAACGGCTGATGCCCGCCTTTGACCCCCGCGTTGACCGCATTGAGCACATCGGCAAGCGCCTGCAGCCGTGGTTTAAGCAGGAGATGGCCGAGATCATGCGGGCGATCCCCGTCCAGCGCTCAGGCGTCCTGCTGGGCTTCCCTGTCTGGGGCAAGGAGTACATACAGCGCTTTGTCCTGTACGGCCTCGCCTCGATCAGCAGCCCGGCCAACGTCAAAGCACTCGCTGGTCGCTGCACCATCGTCCTCTACACGGAGGAGGATGCCGACGCCGTCCTGTTCCGGCTGACCCGGCCGCTGAACCGTGCCGGCATCGACTTCGTGTTCCGGGTCATCCCGTCCTGGGTGCTGGAACTGACCAAGGAATGGGAGAGCCAGTTCTTCGTCGTGGGTTGCGTCCAGAACCTCGTGGCGCACATGGCTGGCCGCGCCGGCATGGCCTTCTCGATGACGATGCCGGACCATTTGGTGGGGCCTAACTACTATGAAAACCTGTTCCGTCTGGGCAAGGATCACGAGGCCATCTACCAGGCGGGCCTTAGCATCGACATCGGGCCAGCCGAGCAGGACATCGAGCAATACCGTTCGCTCGACGGGTCGCTGACTGTGCCCGACATCGAACTGGGGAACCTGGGCGCGAAGTACCTGCACCCGCAGTCGCACGCCCACCTGATGAACCTGGCGAACATCCCCGACAACATGCCCAAGTCGCACCGCCTGATCTGGCAGGGCAAGAACACCATTCGCATTCACTCCTGCCACGGCAATCCCATTTGGCTGGCGCCGCATCTGGTGCGCGATTCGCCCGTGGCCTTCACGTCAACGATGGACTGCCTGCTTCCTGAGTACGTGCCGGGTGAGTTCTACGTCCCGACGCCGGAGGATGGGCTAGGCTTTGTCGAGGTCTCCGACTTCCGCAAGCCTGAGCTTGGGCAGTCTGTCGATGCCGACGAGTTCGCCGAGTGGGTGTTCAACCAGACCAGCTTCACCGCGGATTACTGGCCGTATTTCCAGCGGCCGACGATCATGCCGTGCAGCTACCAGGAGGACGGGCTCGAGGAGGCCGAGATCGATCGGCAGTACACGGCGGTCATGGATGTGCTGGCGAGCCGCAAGGGCAAGATGATGGAGGAGTTCCTGCAGCGCAAGTTCGGCTCGCGCTTCAAGCAGGACCAGTTAATTCCTGAGAGTGTCCGCGGATGAACGCACTGCACGATCCTACGCCCGAGCAGATTAAGGCGATGGAAGCGAAGCTGGACGAGGCTGGCGGCATGCGCCCTTACGTCACCGTCCGCGATGGCGATTACGTCTACGTGATGAGTAAGCGGGACATCAGAGACAATCCGGAGGCGTCTGATGACCGCCCATAGGCTGTGGTGCCTGTCGACCACGTCATGGCTGGCGATCGGCGCCGCGTGGGGGTGGCGATGATGGCCGACGAACTAGCCCCCCGGATTGAGAAGTATCCCACCGCGCCGAAGGGATGGGAGCCGCTGGCGACATTGCCTATCAAGGAATATCGGGCACCCGTCGAGTATCTGATGGCGAATGGCAACAGGCGAGCAACTCTTGGTGTGAGCAATCTGGATTTCTTTTGGGCGGGAGAAATCGTCGCTTGGCGTCGCCTGACACGCGGTCCGCTGTACGGCAGATATTTGGCGCTGCTGGAACGGGACGCAAATATGGTGGCGGCCTATGGCTGACCGTAAAGCGGCGATTATCAATTGGTTCATCGTGGAGAACATGCTGACCCCTCGGCGGGGGTGCTTGACCGAGGTCTGTCTGTGTGAGGAGCGGGAAGAGGGTGAGCGTATCTGCCCGGAGTGCTGGCCCGAGGCCCGCGCCTGGCAGCAGTGGATGGCAGAGGTGCCCGCCGATGGCTAAGCGCATGGACGACGAAGAACTGATCGCCATCCTCCGCAAGGAGGAGGCGGCCTCGCGCTTCTACCAGGACGGCACGCTATCACCCATCCGCATCGACGCGCTGAACTACTATGACCGCATGCCGTACGGCGACGAGCAGGAGGGCTCCAGCAAGGTCGTTACGTCAGAGTTTCACGACGCCATTGAGAGCATGATGCCCGGCCTGATGGAGGTCTTTGCCGGCACTGACCAGATCGTGAAGTTCGCCCCGGTTGCGATGGGCCACGAGGAGGCGATGGAGGAGGCCAACTCCTACGTCCCGCACTGCTTCATGGCGAAGAACAACGGCTTCCTGATCCTGTCGGCGACGCTCAAGGACGCGCTGATGAGCAGGCTTGGCGGCATCAGCGTCGACCTCGACACGCAGAAGAAGACGCGGGACTTCGACCTCCAGGGGCTGACACAGGACGACATAGACATGATCCTGTCCGAGGGCGAGTCGCAGGACATGGATATCGAGATGGACCTGGCGCCCGATGCGCCGCAAGGACCGCCTCTGCCGCTCCAGCAGCCGGGCGAGACAATGCCGGCTTTGATGACGACCTATTCCGGCAAGATCAAGGTCACGCGCCTGGTGCAGGAGGTGGTGGTCGATGCCATCGCGCCCGAGGGCATCCTGTTTACGCCGACAGCCCACAATCAGGACGAATGCTCGATGTTGGGCTACTTCAAGGTGGTGACGGCGGGCGACCTGCATAAGCTCGGCATCCCGCAGGATGAGATTGACCAGCTTGACTCGCGCCGGCCGATCAATCCCGAGGAAGACCAGCGCACGGACGGTGCGGCGGCCATTATCCCCGAGCGGTCCACCGACGACGC